AGGAGCTCGCCTTGGCTACGGGTCTGGGGGTCCCCAGGCAGGGACTGAGGTCCCTCGGCGTGGTCTGGGTGTTCGACACTCCGGGGAGGTGAGCCATGGCCGGTCGTGGACCTGCACCGAAGGAACCCAGCCGTCGGGCTCGGGCGAACAAGGCCCCGGAGATGCGGGTCATCCACGGGGTCAAACCGGCCGAGCAGCCGGATCTACCGACCCTCATGGTCGAGGAGGACGGGCAGCTCACCGAGTTCGTGTGGCCGACCCGGACCCAGGAGTGGTGGAAGATGTGGGCCGAGTCGCCGCTCTCGGCGGAGTTCACCACGACGGATTGGTCGGAGCTGCTCGACACCGCCCTGATCCACGCCAGGTTCTGGATGGGCGACATCAAGGTGGCCGGCGAGCTCCGGCTCCGGGTCGCGAAGTTCGGGGCGACCCCGGAGGACCGGGCGAGGCTCCGGATCCAGTTCGCTGCTGCTGACGAGGCCGACGAGAAGCGCGGCACTCGCCGCTCCGGGCGGAAGCGGTACGGCGGGTTGAAGCTCACCGATCCCGACCCGGAGTAGCCGATGCCGTGGGAGCCGTCGGAGCCGGGTGAGCGGCCGACGCTCGGGTGGGCGGTGCTCGACTGGGTCGAGGAGCACCTGATCGTCCCGGACGGCCCGTCGCAGGGGGATCCGCTCACGTTCACCAACGAGCAGGCCCGGTTCATCCTGGCGCTCTACGAGGTCGACCCGTTGTTCGATGGCCCCCCGATTCGTGGCCGTGCCTTGGTCAACGCCCGCCTGGTTCGCCGGGCGGTGCTCTCCCGCCCGAAGGGGTGGGGGAAGTCCCCGATCTGCGCAGCGTTGTGCATCGCCGAGGCCTTGGGCCCCGTGGTGCTGGACGGGTGGGACGCCGACGGTCAACCGGTGGGCCGGGAATGGGTGAGCTTGGGGTTCAAGCCGAAGGTCCAGGTCGTTGCTGCCTCGGAGGACCAGACCACGAACACGTGGGATCCGCTGCTCGAGATGTGCCGCAACGGCCCGGTCTACGACGCCTACGACATCGAGCCGATGGAGACGTTCGTCAACGTGCCCGGCGGGGTGATCGAGCCGACGACGAGTTCGGGGAGGAGCCGGGAGGGGTACCGTCCGGTGTTCGCCGGTCTCGATCAGACCGAGTCGTGGGACCGGTCGAACGGTGGGCACCGGTTGGCCGCCGCGGTCCGCCGGAACTTGGGGAAGATGCAGGGCTGTTCGCTCGAGACCCCGAACGCTCCCCGCCCGGGGATGGACACCGTGGCTGAGCGGTCGTTCGCAGCTTGGGATCTGCAGCAGCAGGGCCGGTTGAAGCGGTCGACGGGGATGCTGGTCGATCACCGGGAGGCGCCGCCGGACACCGACCCGTCGGATGAGGCGTCGCTCCGGGCCGGGCTTCGGGTCGCCTACGGCGAGAGCCTCGACACGAATGGTGGCTGGGTGGCCGAGGACCGGATCGTGTCGGAGTACTACGACCCAGACACCGACCCGTCGGACGCCGCCGCCTACTACTTGAACCAGGTCACCGCTGCGGCCGGGAGCTGGGTCACGAAACAGGAGTGGTTGTCCAACGCCGACGAGGGTCTTCACCTCGACGATGACGACACGATCGCTCTGGCGTTCGACGGATCGAAATCGGATGACGCCACCGGCCTGGTGGCGTGCCGGATCGGTGACGGGGCGTCGTTCGTGATCGGGGAGTGGCGCCGCCCGGAGGGAGAGGCCGGGCGTGGCTGGGAGGTCGACCGGGCCGACGTCGACCGGGTGGTGCGGTCCACGATCGAGACCTACGACGTGGTCGCGTTCTTCGCCGACGTCCGCGAGTTCGAGAGCTACGTCGACACCTGGGGCAACGACTTCCGGGACGGGCTCCTGATCGAAGCGACGTCCGGGAAGTACGCCCACCCGGTGGCGTGGGACATGCGGGCCCACGTCCCGGAGTTCACCCGGGCAACGGGCCGGGCCCTGGTCGACATCGAAGCTGGTGAGTGCCCCCACGACGGTGACCTGCGGTTGCAGTGGCATGTCCTCAACGCGGTGCGGGCCCCGAACCGGTGGGGCGTGTCGATCGCGAAGCGGGGCGCCCGGGACGACAGCCCATCGAAGGATTCGCCGTTCAAGATCGACCTGGCTGTCTGCATGATCCTGGCCCGCCACGCCCGCCGCCTGGTCCTCGCTTCCGAGACCTGGCAGAAGCGGCAGACACGCAAGCAGCCGGGCCGGGTCGTGGGCTGGCGATGAGGAGGGGGGGACCGCTGCGATGACGATGGCCACCACCGATGTTCCCCCGAAGACCCCCGAGGAGTTGGGCCCGGTCGTTGCTGAGCTCCTCGCCGAGTACCGCCGGGAACGGCCCCGCCTGGCGCAGATCGCTGCGTACATGGCGAACCGGGTCGACACGGTCTACGTGCCGTCGAAGGCGACCAACGAGTACCGGGCCTTGGTCGACCAGTCCCGATTCAACGTGCTGCCTCGGGTGGTGAAGGCCGTGGCGCAGAACCTGTTCGTTGACGGGTACCGGCCGACCGGGCCGAATGGGCGTGCCCCGGACGCGGACAACTCGCCGATCTGGGACGCGGTGTGGCAACCGAACCGGATGGATGCCCGCCAGGCCGGGTTGTGGCGGCCGGCGTTGACGTACGGCTACTCGTTCGCCACGGTTCTGCCGGGGTCGAGGTCTCGGCGGCAACGCAACGACGGCGGCGGCGTCGAGGTGGTCGACGAGTCGGTCCCGGTGATCACGCCGTACAGCCCGCTGTTGATGACGGCGTGCTACGACGACCCTGCGAACGACGAGTGGCCCCGCTCCGCGATGATCGCCCGGACCCCGATGTACGCCGAGGCCAGGCCAGGGTCGGATCCGGTGCTGTCGGAGTCGACGTCGATCGAGCCGGGCGCGAAGGTCACGGTTTTCGATGAGCACTACCGGTACGAGTGCCAGTGGACCCGGTCCGGGTTCGAGACGACCGGTGACGCCGAGTGGCACGGCCTCGGCGTGGTCCCCGTGGTCCGGTTCCCCGACGAGCACGGTTGTGACGGGGCGCCCCCGGGGAAGGTGTGGCCGCTCCTCCCGGCGCAGCGGCAGTTGAACCAGACGACGTTCAACCTGTTGATGACCCAGCAGTACCAGGCGTTCAAGCAGCGCTGGGTGACGGGGATGGCGATCCAGACCGACGCCAACGGGGTCGACATCCAGCCGTTCAACCCGTCGGTCGATTCGCTGTTCCACGCCGAGGACCAGAACGCGAAGTTCGGGGAGTTCTCCCAGACCGATCTCGGTGGCTACCTCGATTCGCGGGACAAGGTGCTGCAGTACATCTCGGCGGTGGCGCAGATCCCGCCGCATCAGATCGTCCTCGGGAACGGGGTGTCGAACCTGTCGGCCGAGGCCCTGGCCGCCCTGATGAACGCCCACCAGCGCGACATCGATGAGCACAAGACGACGTTCGGTGAGGCGACCGAGCAGATGATCCGCCTGGCTGGCCTGGCGATGGGCACCGAGGCTGGCCTGGACGCCTGGTACGACACGAGCGCCCAGGTGGTGTGGCGGGACACCGAGCCCCGATCGTTGCCGGCCACGATCGACGCTCTCGGCAAGGCGGCCACGATGCTGGAGGTCCCGGTCGAGGTGCTGTGGGAGCTGTGGCCGGGCATGACCGACGCCACCCTGTCCCGGTGGTTGGCGGCCAGGGAACGGGACTCGCAGTCCGCCCAGATCCGGGACATGCTGATCAACGAACTGAACCAGCCTCCGGCCGCCACGGCAGGGAACGGAGCTGTCTGATGGCAACGGCCGCCGAGCTCGCTCATCAGCGTGAGATCGGCGCCCTGGCCGACGACATCGCCGCTGAGATCCGCAAGGTCGCCCGCCGGGCCGACGTGGCCGACATCGACCGGTGGTGGGCCCGGACCGGTCCCGGCCTGATCCGCACCGTGGCCGCCGCTTCGAACGCCACCGCCACGCTCGCTGACCGCTACCTGATCCTCGAAGCGGCCCTGCTCGGCCTCGAAGGCCTCGAACCGGTCCTCGCCGTCGCTGACGTCGCCCAGATCGCCACGGCGCTCCGGGTCACTGGGCCCGTGGCGTTCAAGACGAACATCGCTCAGACCGGCGACGCTGAACTGGCCCGCCGGGTGATGGCGAAGATGTTGGCCGATTCGGCTGACCGGTTGGTCCTCGCCGGGTCCCGCCAGACGATCGCTGACACGGCCGAGTCGTCCCCGTTGATACGCCGGTGGCGGCGGGTCGCTGAGTCCGGTGCCTGCAAGTTCTGCGACATGCTCGCCGGACGTGGTTTCGTGTACCGCTCCGAGGTCACCGCCACCGCCGTGGTCGGCCGACGGGGCCGGCCCCGCGGTACCCGCCGGGTCGGTCAGTCCTACCACGACGGGTGCCGCTGCCACCTCGAGCTCGGCTGGGTCACCGCCACCTGACCGGTGCATCGATGAGGATCCTGATCACTGGGCCACCGGCGGCAGGCAAGTCGTCGCTGGCCGCCCGCCTCGCTGCCGAGCACGGCGCTGAGGTCATCGACGCCGATGCCATCGCCCAGGAGTTCGGTTCCGTCCATGGCCACGACCACCCACCTCAGATCAACTCGGCTGCGCTGGTCGAAGCGGACCGCCGTGTCGACGATGCGGCCGGGCCGCTGGTCGTTGTCCGTTCGGCCCCCACCCCGGCCGAGCGGCAGGCCCTGGCCGCCAGGATCGGCGCCGACCGGGTCATCGTCCTCGACGTCCCCGCCGAGACCGCCAAGGCCCGGGCCGTTGCCGACGGCCGTCCGTGGTGGACCGCTGATGCGATCGACCGGTGGTGGGCCGACTACCAGCCTTCCCCCGGCGACGAGACCGGGAGCGTCGAGCAGACGCCCGATACGTCGATGCGCCCACGGTCAGCGCCCAATGGCCGAGGTCCCGGAACGGGGCCGCACTCTGCTGCAACAGGAGAGCCGATGCCAGATCCTGCCGTACCCGAAACGGGCGCTGAAGGAACCACCCCGCCGGTCCCGCCGGCGCCCTCGACGCCGTCAGCGTCGGACCCGTCCGCTACGTCGACCCAGCCAGCTGAGCCGAAACCGACCGAAACGGTCGACTTCTGGAAGAGCCAGGCCCGGGAGAACGAGAAGCGGGCCAAGAGCAACGCGTCGGCCGCCAAGGAGCTGGAGCAGCTCAAGGCGTCGATGATGTCCGAGACGGAGAAGGCGGTCGCAGAAGCCGAGGCTCGTGGCCGTGCAGCGGCCGTCAGCGAGGTCGGTCAGCGGATCGCTGCCGCCGAGATCAAAGCGGCCCTCACCGGGATCGTCCCTGACCCGGGCGACATCGTCGAGGACCTGAACCTGGCGAGGTACGTCACCGACTCGGGCGACGTCGACACCAAGGCGATCGCTGCGCTCAAGAAGAAGTACGAGGCGTTGAAGACGCCTCCCGCATCGGCTCCTGACCCGAAGGGGCGACCAGCGGAGAACCTCCGCAAGGTGCCCGTAGCGGGCGGTGAGAACGGACCGATGACCGACATGTCGGCCTGGATGCGGGAACGGTCCCAAGGGGCCTCTCGGAGAACCTGACCGGAGTCCTCCTCCGGTCGCCCATCAATCCCCAACCGCAGCCCCCGGCGTGGGGGCTTCGTCGCGTCCTGAGGAGGACACATGACCTTCACCGACGTCCAGACGTCGAACTCCGACCTGCTGCCCATCGAGTGGTCGAACGAGGTGATCAAGGCGATGGCCCAGTCGTCGTGCGCCTTGGGCCTGTCCCGGCGCCGCACGATGTCGACTCGTCAGCAGCGCATGCCCGCTGCGTCGGCCCTCGCCGGCGCCTACTGGGTGGGTGGCACCGATTCCACCGACCTGAAGCAGACCACGAAGTCGGAGTGGGCCGGCGTGAACCTGATCGTCGAGGAGCTCGCCGCCCTCGTCGCGATCCCCCACGCCCACCGGGACGACATCAACTTCGACACCTGGGAGGAAACCAAGCCGCAGATCGTGGAGGCGATGGGCCGCAAGCTCGACGCCGCCGTGTTCTTCGGGGTCGACAAGCCGGCCACGTGGCCTACCAGCATCTTCGATTCGGCTCTCGCTGCCGGTCAGGCCGTCGCCGAGGGCACCACTGACGATCTGGCGTCGGACATCGCCCTGTCCGCCCAGTCTCTGAAGGCACGCGGTCACACCACCAACGGGTTCGCCGTCGAGCCCGGCTTCCAGTGGGGGCTGGTCGGGATGCGGTCCACGGATGGCGCCCCGATCTACCAGCGGGACCTGGCCGGGTCGGTCACCACGGGGCTCTACGGCTACCCGCTCATGGAGTGCGGGAACGGTGCGTGGCGCGACGACCTGGCCTCGGTGATCCACGGCGACTTCTCGAAGTCGATCATCGGGATCCGTCAGGACATCAGCTTCACGCCGCACGAGTCCGGTGTCATCTCCGACGAGACCGGCGCCGTGGTCTTCAACGCCATGCAGCAGGACTCGACGGTGTGGCGGGCCGTGTTCCGTGTGGCGTGGGCGAGGGCGAACCCGGCCACGAGGACCGGGCCGAACGCTGACACCGCCACCGGGAAGTTCCCGTGGTCGGTGATCCTCCCGGCGTCCAGCTGAACGGTGCGCATCCTCTACCTCGGGCACTTCGACCGGTCCTGGACGACCGAGACCCACTTGGCCCGCGAGCTGGAGGGTCTCGGTCACACCGTCGACCGGATGCCGGAGCCGCCCGTCGCTACCGCCGCCACCCTGGCCGAGCTGGAGGCCAGGGCCCGGGGCGGCGGGGCGGACCTGGTGTTGTGGACGAGGGTCCACCCGCTCCCGTCCGAGGCGACTGCCCTGTGGCGCCGCCTCGAGGACGTCGGGATCGCGACGGCGTCGTATCATCTCGACCTGTACTTCGGGATCCGTCGCCGGGTGGGGGCCCCGTCGATCGCTGATCCGTTCTGGTCGACGGGGACGGTGTTCACCGCTGACGGCGATCCGGGGTCGGCTGAGCGGTTCGCAGCGGAGGGCATCAACCACCGGTGGATGCCACCGGCGGTCGTGTCGGACGAGGCGGTGCCGGGCACGCCTCGCCGTCACTTCCAGCGTGCCCCGGTGGTGTTCGTCGGGCAGCCGTCGGTGTCGTACCCGAGGGAGTGGCCGTGGCGCCGTGAGCTGACCACCTGGCTGCGTCACACCTACGGTCACCGGTTCGCTCACTGGCCCCGTCAGCGCCCGGTTCGGGACCGGGACCTCAACGACCTCATGGCCTCGGCCACCGTCGTGGTCGGTGACTCGCTCTGCCCACCCGGCCACCGCCGGTACTGGTCGGACCGGCTCACCGAGACCATCGGCCGGGGCGGGTTCCTGCTCTTCCCGTGGATCGACGGGATCGAGGACCAGGGCTTCATCGACGGCCGCCACCTCCGCTTCTACGAGTACGGCGACCTCGACGGCCTCCGCCGCCTCATCGACCACTACCTGGCCCACCCGGCCGAGGCCCGGGCCATCGCCGACCGGGGCCAGGCGTTCGTCGCCGAGCACCACACCTACCGGCACCGGATGGCCGCCATGCTCGACCAGCTCGGGATCGGCGAAGCGAAGGAGGCAGCGTGAGGCGCATCTCGCGAAACCGGCATGGTGGGCGCCTGGTCATCTGCACCGCGGCCGATCCGCAGCCCATCGGCGTGCGGCTGAATCGCTACTCGTCCCTCGGCAAGGTCGTCGGCGTCTGCTTCTACTTCGGCGGGCAGCGGTACCTGTCGTGGGTCTGGCCGATCGTCTACCAGGTGCAGAACGAGGATCGCCGCCTCCGGTGGTTCGTCGAGGGGTCGGGACGATGAGACTGGAGCTCGGATCTGGCTACGCCCCGACGCCCGGCTACTTCCACGTCGACCTGAACCCGAACGCCCCCGCCGTCGACCGGGTCGCCCCGGCGTGGCCTCTCGACTGGGTGGCCGACGGGTCGGTGACCGAGATCCGGGCCGTCGACGTCCTGGAGCACCTGTCGTACCGGGACACCCCGGCCGTGCTGGCCGACTGGGCCCGGGTCCTCACCCCGGGCGGGCACCTGTTCGTCCAGGTGCCGGAAGCGGCCGAGATCATGCGACGCTTCGCTGACGGTGACCGACGGCTCGTCGCCGGCCTCCCCCCGGAGCTGCCCCAGACCGTCCTGGCCGGCGCGACGTGGCGGCTCCTCGGTGGCCACGCAGACGGGGGCTACGCCGCCGAGGGAGACGACTGGCGGTGGAACGCCCACTACGCCCTGTTCTCCCAGGACTCGCTCTGGGCGGCCGTCGAGGCCGTCGGGCTCCACGTGGTGAGCTGCAAGGTGAACGCCCACCCCAACATCCAGCTGACGGCGGTCAAGGCGTGACGGTCTTCCAGTACCAGGGCCGGGAGCTGGCCTATCTGGACCACCCCTACAACGACACCCGTCACAACGAGCGGTCCGTGGAGATCCCGATCGCTCTCGACTTCATCGCCGGGCGGTCTGGTGCCGGCATCGAGATCGGCGACGTGCTCGGCCACTACACCGACGCCGGGCCCGATCTGGTCGTCGACCGTGACGGCACGGCCGGGGCGGTCACTGCCGATGTCCGGGACTGGGAGCCGGATGAACCCCTCGACTGGCTGGTGTCGATCTCGACGATCGAGCACGTCGGTTGGGATCCGCCGACCGGGGAGATCGACCCGCACGCTGCTCCCCGCCTCCTCGCCCGGATCGGTCGGTACGCCCGCGGTCCGGTGCTGGTCACGATGCCGCTCGGCTACAACCCCGGTGTCGACGTCTACCTGCTCGACCGGTCGTCCTACGGGTCGACGATGATCACCGAGGACGGCTTCTGGTGGCGGGAGGAACCGGGGGTCGTGTGGCTCCCCTACGACTCCAACACGCCCCGGGCCCGGGCGGTCTGGATCGGGGCGTGGTCGTGACGCTCGGCCTGGTCGCCCGCTGCGACAACGGGGGCCTCGGCACCATGACCTGGGAGGCGTGGCGCCACCTCCAACCGGCCCGGACCCTGGTGGTTCGCTCCACCGGCCCGGCGTGCGGGAGCCCCCACCCCGTCCGCTACCTCGACGGTCCCGGCGAGGTCCGCCTCACCGGGGCCAGAGTCACCCCGGCCGACGCCCGCTGGCTGTGCGACGGGTCCACCGTCGTCTACTCCGCTGAGACGTGGTACGGGGCAGCGATCCCGTCGGCGGCCCGGGGGCGGCCACGGACCGTGCTCCACGTCATGCCCGAGTACTGGTCGCCAGACGTCCGGGCCGACCTGCTCCTCGCCCCCACAGGGTGGGAACCGCCACCCCGCTCGGTTCACCTCCCGGTCCCGGTCGCCACCGACCGGTTCACGACCCGCCACGTCGACGAGGTCCGGACCATCTACCACATCGGCAGCCCGGCCCAGGACCGCAACGGCACCGACCTCCTCCTCGCCGCCCTGCCTCTGCTCCGCCACCCCGTCCGGGTCCTGATCCGTCAGGCGGGCCGGGGCCGGACCGCTCCGCTGTCCGAGCAGATCGGCCTGGCGTCCGTCGAGTGGCTCCCCCACCACGACGGCCCCTACTGGGAGGCCTGGCCGGCCGCCACCGACGCCCTCGTCCTGCCCCGCCGGTTCGCTGGCCTGTCCCTCCCGATGCAGGAGGCCGCCGCCCAGGGCCTCCCCGTCATCACCCTCGACCGGGGCCCGGAGAACACCTGGCTCCCCCCGTCCGCTCTCGTCCCGGCCCGCCCGGTTGGTCGGGTCGTGACGTGGCGCCGCCGGTCTGTCGAGCTGTGGGACGCCGTCCCCGCCGATCTGGCCGCCCGGGTCGATGCGCTCACCACCACCCCGACCCTGGCCGCCGAGCTGTCGACAGCATCCAAGCTCTGGGCCGAACAGATCGCCTGGTCCCGCTGGGTCGACGCCTACCAGGACGTCGTCGCCCGCCCCGTTGTGGGGACGTGACCCCCCGGGACGTCGCGGTCATCGTCCCGTGGCGAGAAACCGACCAGCACCGGGCCGCGGCCTGGGCGCACCTCCGGCAACGGTGGGCCACCGCCCACCCCGACTGGCCGGTCATCGAGGGCCGGGCACCCGACGGGCCGTGGGTCAAGGCTCACGCCGTCGCTGACGGTCTCGCCCGGACCGACGCCGCCATCATCGTCCTGGCCGACGCCGACGTCTGGTCAGATGGGGTCGCCCTGGCCGTCGGCGCCGTCGCCGCCGGCGCCACCTGGGCGATCCCGCACTGGTGGGTTCGCCGCCTCACACTCGACGCCACCGCCGCCGTCCTCTCCGGCGCTCCCCTCGCCGGGCCGGTCATGCGCCGCCCCTACGTCGGGTTCGCCGGCGGAGGCCTCACCGTCATCGACCGGGCACTCCTCGACGCTGCCCCCCTCGACCACCGGTTCGTCGGGTGGGGCCAGGAGGACCAGGCCGCCGCCCTGGCCTGGCAGACCCTCGGTGGCGACCCGTGGCGAGGCACCGCCGACCTGTGGCACCTCTGGCACCCGCCACAGCCCCGCTGGTCGCTCCAGTGGGGATCACCGGGGAGCCAGGAGCTGTGGCGCCGCTACCGGGCCGCTGCCGGCCACCCGGGCCGCATAGCCGCCCTCATCGCCGAGGCCGGGGCCGTCACCCCCTCGGAACCGGCCACCACCTCGGAGGACCACCGCATGGGCATGAACACGTGGCGCAACCGGAACGACGGGCGGACCACCACCACGATCGACGGCACCCAGCAGGACCGGCTCATCGGCCGCCACGCCGACTGGGAACCCGTCGAACCAGCCTCACCGCCGATCGTGGCTGACCCCCCGGCCATCACCCCGCCCCGCGGTGACGACGCCATCGAGCCAGCCCCGCCGGCCCCACCCAAGGAGGTCTCGTGACCGAGTGCCTGACCTACGCCTTCCACAAACGGCTGTACGCCCCCCCGTGCGGCCGGTGCTCCGCTTGCCTGGCCGTCGCCCCGATCGTGCCCCCCGGTGCCCTCCCACCGCCCGGTGACGGGGCAGGACCCGAGACCGGCGACGTGGCCCCGGACGGCCCCGCCGTCGATGCGGTACCCACCGGCGGTGGCTGGTACGAGATCGTCGCAGACGGCGAGGTCCTCGACCGGGTCCGAGGCAAGGAAGCGGCCGACACCCGGGCCGCTGAACTGGCAGGAGGCGCGGCGTGACCGGCAGCGACACCACCACCCGGGAACGGCTCCTCGCCGCCCTCGCCGTGCAGGAACAGGTCACCAACGGCGACGTCTACCGGGACTCCCGGACCGGGTGGGTCGGCCGGGCGATGGTCCCGACCGACCCGACCAAGGTGTTCTTCTCCCCCGCCGACGGCCGCCCCAAGATCGGGCTCAAGGGCCCATCGGGCAAGGAAGACCGGGTCGACGAGATCCGCATGGCGTTCGTCGACGACCTCGTCCCCGACGGCGGACCAGCAACCGGGTTCGGAGGCTGACCATGGCAATCGTGTTCAACCAGGCCAAGGGCCGAGGCATCGAGCTCCACGACCGGGTCAACAACTCCGACCCAGCCAACGCCGTCCTCGTCCTCATGCTCCTCCAGGAGACCACCTCGGCCGACGCCGTGTTGCGGGACTACGACACCTTCGCCGCGATCCTCGCCGTGGAGACCGAGTGCACCGCCACCGGCTACGCCCGGATCGTGCTCGACGACACCGACATCGGGCCGTCCACGGTCAACGACACGACCGATGTCCGTTCGGCGGACATCACCGACCCGGTGTGGGCCAGCATTGGTGGGGCGGTCAACAACAACCTCGACAAGATCGTGATCGGCTACGACCCGGACTCCACCGGCGGGACCGACTCCGACATCATCCCCATCACCGCCGACGACTTCGTCCAGGCCACCAACGGCGGCGACATCACCGGCACCGTCGCCGCCGGTGGCTACCTGTCGGCCGCCTGATCCCAGGACGGCCCGGTGACGGTCACCTACGGCGCACAGGGCGCCGGGAACACCCAGACCGGGACCGTTGCCATCAACTGGGTCGCCGGGGCCACGGCTGGCCAGTACGTCCTCGCAGCGGTCGCTTCCGGATCGACACCGAACACCGCGGTCACCGAGGGCGAACCCCAACTGGTGTCCCTGGCCCAGGCGTTCAACACCGACGGGACCTACGGAGCCGGCACCGGGCCGCGCCGGGCGTGCGTGTTCGGCGGGGAGGTCGACGGCACCCAGACCGGGTCGGTCAGCTTCACGAACGGCGGCGGCGGATCGGATCCCATCGGCGGGATCATGTACCGCTACACCAAGACCCTCGACGACTGGGTCGTGGCCGCCTACACCGCCGACTACTCCGCCGGGGACGCCGCCAACGCCTCGTTCACCTGGCCCGACGTCGCCCTGGCCGCCGGTGACCAACTGTTCGTCTGCCTCGCCGGACCGGACTCGTCCGGGGCGGTCTCCGGGTACTCGTGGGCCGCCTCGGGGATCACGTTCGGGGCGACGACCGAACGGGTCGACGTCGGCCAGACCGCCGGGAACGACGTCCGGATCGTCACCGCCACCAGCTCGGTGGCCACCGGGTCCGGCACCCAGGACGTCACCCTGTCCATCACCGAGGACGAATCCCTCGGCGCTGTCCTCGTCGTCCTCCGGGACGCCGCCGCCGGGGCTGGGGCCGAGGTCCCCGTCGGTACCGCCACCGAGGTCGACACGGCCGGCGCCGTCACCCCCTCGGCCGGTGGGGTCACCACCGCCGTGGCCACCGCCACCGAAACCGACCAGGCTGGCGCCGTCACCCCGACCGCCGGCCCGGTCACCGCCGGGATCGGGACCGCCGTCGAGGTCGACACCGCAGGGACGGTCACACCGACAGCGGGCGGCACGGCGGCACCAGTCGCCACCGCCGCCGAGGTCGACACGGCCGGGGCCATCACGCCGGCACCGGGCGCCGTGGCCGTCCCGATCGGCACCGCCATCGACACCTCGGCTGCAGGGGCCATCACCCATCACTCCCACCCCGGGCCCGGTCACCGTCACCGTGGCCGGCGCCACCGAGACCGATACCGCCGGCACGGTCACCCCCGGCTCCGGGGCCGTCGTACCGATCGGCACCGCCGTGGACACCTCAACCGCTGGGACGGTCACCCCGACGGCCGGGCCGGTCGCCACCCCGATCGGCACCGCCGTCGAGGTCGACACCGCTGGGACGGTCACCCCGGTCGACCCGGACGCCGTCGACGGCCCGGCCCGGTTCGCTAGCACGGCCCGCCCGGCCGCCGCCATCACCGCCACCGCCGGCCCGGCCGCATCGTTCGTCACGACCACCGCAGAGGAGGTGACCTTCCGTGGCTGACATCGGCGACGTCTACCGCATCTCCACCGTCATCACCAACCAGGCCGACACCCTCGTCGACCCGGTCTCCGTCACCCTCACCGTCACCGACCCCGCCGGGGCCACCACCACCCCGA